GAATTGCCACCATGACGGTAACGCATCCTTATCAGCGAGTGACCTGTACCCATAGTTTTGGATAGTGTCGTTGATGCTGCGGAAGATGTTAACTGCCGCAGCATTAAGGGTTTCTCCCTGCTCAGCGGTGAAACTATTTGAGAGATCTATGACTGTTTTTGGTAGTACGTGCACGCCTGCCACCGCTTGGCCTGGGTTGCCAGCAACATCGCTACGGGCGATCATGCCTGCGATCACGCCTGACGGCGGTACGGTGCGTGTTGTACCTGAGGTCAGGCCGTTGATGATAGGCCAGCTCCCCCATAACGCACCGTACCGCGAGTTGTCGAGTCCACTTAGACTGGTCGCAGCGCTTGTTAGTGTCGTTGTGTTACTCGTGTCAGTTGCGTCTAACAGTGCACGGCGGTTGTTAGACGCGGCGTGATCTAGCAAAGCCTCGTGTGTATCGCTAGTGGTATCACCAGGAGCGAACACTTGTCCAGGCCCTAGATCTTTATCGAAGCTGTCTAAAGCGGTGGTTGTTTCGTCAATTGTGATATTAGCGTAATCATCATCACCACCAGATAAGTTTGTTGGGCCCTGGACACGCGGATCTTCAGCACTAGCGCCCAAAGTAAATCTGATGTAGCTGCTGCTCTCTGCCCAAGTAACGGCAGCTGCGCGGTCAGCTAAATCTTCCGACCGTTCAAGCTCTCCATCACTATCAGCGACAACGACTACGAATGTGCCGCCGCCACCGCCAGCCTCAATCTCAACGGATAGGTCATCTGCCCACGATCCATACTCAATAGCTGTAGCTACAAGTGCGACATCCCCCGGAGCCGTTGAACCTGATGCATCCCAAATATTAGCGCTGCTGTACACAGGGTCAGGGCCAATAACACGAGCGATATACAACCTACTACCGCCTTCCTGGAAGAAACATTCTGCGGCATCATACACATTACTGTAAGACAACCTGCCGCCATATGTATCAACGAACTGTTGGAATGTCAGCAGAAGGGTTGCTTCTGTCGATCCGCGTTCGGTCACTCCGACTAAGAACCCGGTGCCGGTATCGGTCGGTGTTGATTTTGCTACTGGAGTGTCGACAATACTAAAATCTACGCCTGGTCTACTCATTCTCTGTTACCTCTTTATCGTCAGTTTTTTTGGTTGTTTGTTTACGTTTCTCGCCCACTAAACGCAGCTTGTTATCAGCGATCAGTGCTTGGTTGTGAGAGCGCTCTTCTTCTTTTTTGTTCAGCTCGACTATCTCGCCGCTAGCGACACGATTGCCGTTAGCTAAGATGCCTGCATGTGTGTCTACATATAGGTATTTCATTCGTTAGCTCCTACTAAATCGATTGTTTCTTCTATGCTTGTGGCTGGCCAAGAGCCAGTAATTTCTTCTGTTGGGTCGGTTGGCGGGGTTGCCTCTACTGGCGTCTCCGGAGGTTCCCAAGTTGGTGGCGGCCCCATTTTCCAGCTCACGATATCGCGTAACTCACAACTGAATGTGTTGGTGCAGCCGAATAGGCTTCTATTATCTTCAGGGTCGATAAGGCCTAGATCCTCGCCTTCCCAGTCTGTCATTTGTACATCGCTTGAGAGGCTACGAGACTGTACTAGACAACCTCTGATAGCCGCACCGTAAAGCTGACCGAGATGCCGACTGTTCTGTTCTGAGTTAGTTGCCGTTACTACCATCACGCCTAATGTGTATGGTGCGCTGTAGTATCCATCAGCGTCTTTCTTTGGTTTTTCCGAGGTTGAGCTGACAGCTACCAATACCGCGGGCAGCTGATCCTCTGGCCTTCTAGCACTATCGTTAGGATCACTAACCGCTCTGATTGATTTGATACTCGCAGCGGAGCCTGGTTCTAAATCGTTTTGTCGCTCAACATCAGCTATGTACGATGGCATCCAAGCGCGTAAACGATCTATCACTGCCGTCTCGATAGTGCTGCTAGTTTTTAGTGTGCCTAATGCGCTCATTAGCCGCGTCCTCTGAGTACAGCGAAATGGTCAACAAATATCTGGAATATTTTTTTGCGATCCGCTGCCGTTATCGCTAATACCTTCCTTTTAGGGAGGCCACGGCTAGTGACACCACCTTGATGGAATCTTGACTTGTAGTTTCGGGTTCCGAGAGTGATTTGTGTTTTTGCGAGGCGACGTATCCAGTCGCTACCGCCAGTTAGGCTGTTTTTCAACGCGCCCGTAGCAACTAAAGTTTCTGACGGGTACCCATCATGGAGTTTCTGTAGTAAAGTAGTTTCCGCGATCGCTGGCCAACCGCTACCGAAATAAGCGCCTTTGGTGTCCCAGTTCTTTTTTATTCCTGCGGCCACTATATCTGCGCCTTTGTTAAGAGGTGCGCTGATATCTCCAGCGCGCTCTACCACTTTATCCATGTGCTTCATAATTTTTTTGTCGTTGAGTATCTGTAGTTGTGCTCGCATTAGTAGCTACCAATCACCCTGTCATAAGCAGAAAAAACATCTGATCCCGCTGAGATGTCTGTTGCTAGATCTACTGAGTAGACTCCTCTAGTTCCAGGACTCGGGTCGACAACAGATTCAATGAGCGTTTTGATGTACGTGTTGTACTCCTCCCGGAATAGTTCGTAGGCTGAACTATCGCGGTCAGCGGCTTGCTCAGGATAGTAGCTACGCTCTATCATCATGCAGGTGTTCAGGATCACAGCTTTTTTGGCTGCGGGCCACAACCTGGTAGCTATCTCATCACCGACTAGCATCCTTACTTCAGCGTAAGCGTTATCTATTAGTACTTCGATGTGGTCAGCAGTAGGTTTAGTATCAGCGCTGAATTCCCCGTAGTTATTGTTGCTATCTTGAGTGCGTGCGTGTAAATGTGCGGCTATGTCCGTAAGATATGGCCTATATCTACGCAGAGGCAGTGGAGTATCAACCACGATAGAGCTAGTCGATACAGCAACTGTTGCGCTCATCGTAGCAGTTTTCTCTCTTCTTCATTGCCGCTACCGCGGCCAGTATCACGCAAGAAATCAAGCATCGGAGCCCACTCACTTTTTAGCTCAGCGTATTTAGCTTCGCTGCCAGCAAGGTTTAATTCTGCTCGTTTGATGTGCGCTATACGGTTACGCACTTGAGTTTGGTATAGAACTTTCCTTGCTTCTTCCGCGGCTGACATTAGCTAACCCCGATGGTTAGTACCCCATCGACATTCCAGTCGACGGTGAAGCTATCATCCGTGCTGGATAACTCTTCACCAAAATCAATGAATGCTATTAGTTGATCGTCAGCGGTGCTGTCATATAGCACTGCTGCGCCAGCATCGATAGTCGAATCTTCCCATACCGCGTTATCTGCGGATAACGTTAGCAGGCTATTTGAGGTGCTGATACTAGTGCCGGTGAGTGTCGTCCCACCGGCACTGTATCCAGCGGCCGCAACTTCATTAGCGCTGACATCTTCTACCCCTGTGTCAGCGCTACTGAAGGTAGCTGCGGTGGTAAGCAGAGCGACTTTGAGTGTGTCGCTCTGCAAATTGATCGCGGCGGTGGCCAACAATTCCAGGAAGTTAGGGTAGATGTTAACCGTTACAGCCAACTAACTTAATCCCTGGAGATCGTTATGCTAACTAGTCCTCCCGGGTCAGCCAGACCGCTCGCCGCATGGATTGAAGCGAAAGCAAGGATGTCTCCTTCAGCAACCGTTAGGTTTGCTGCTGTGCCCGATAGCGTTATAGCTGCTTCATCATAATCAGAGCAGTTATTACCGCTGGTCAATGCTAGCGACGCGACAGTTGTACTGCCATTACCATTCTGTTTTTTGTTGACTACACTCAAAGTGCGAGTATTTGTATTTGCGCCAGTAATATCAGCATCAGCGGCGTATGTGACACTTGTTACGGTGCCGTCAAACGGTGCGCGGAATAATGCTACTGTAGCGTCGCTGCCTGCCGCTACCGCATCTGCGTGCGCGGACAGCGTCTTAATTAGTGGACTTTGGTCACTCATCTTTACTTACTCCTTTTTTATGCTCGTGTGAGGATCGCTGCCGGGTAACGATCAGCTTCAGTGGCTTCTGTGTAGTTGATCGGATTAGCAACCTGCCAGCCTACACGCATAACCATGCGCATAGCGACCATATCCTGCTGAGCGAGGTTATACATAATCTCTCCATCACTACCCTGGATCACTGCCTGATCAAGGAATTTCCAGGTGATATCTTGACGTACACCGACCACGAATTGGTTAGGCACGAAGGCAATAGCTACAGGATCTCCTGAAGCTACAGGCCATAGGTCCTGAATCTCAGGGAAAGAGTAGTTGACGTAATCGATTGCTACTGAATCTGGGCCTACTGAGACCTCGGCGAAGCGGTCACCATTCGCGTTACGTGCCTGCCGTGCAAGCCCTCTCAGCGATTGATGAGCTACTCCTACACCGGTGCTGTACCCGTCTGCTTCCAGGGCATCGAGCATAGCTGAGTGGTCACCAACGATGAGCCCCTCGTCACTGGTACTGGTGCCTACCTCGACATCGTTACCGGCTGCGGTGGCAGCGGTCACAAGGTCGTCAGGGAAACTGTCTGGAGCTCCGCTACCGAAAGCTATTGTGTCGTCAATCAGGCGAGCTGCGGCGTTGACGCAGAGTGGCATCGCTTGATCCCAGATAGGCATATCTGAGTCATCGATTACCGCTTCTGGGATAGGCACGATTGTGGCCAGCTCTTCTATGTTTAGGTATTTGTTATCCCATGTTAGTTTAGTTGTTTGTTTTTGGCCGGTGTCGCCGTTAACCCAGTAGGCGCTAGGTAGTGCACTAAGCACGGGGAAGCGTGTTTGGGAACGAGATACGGGCAGATTGGTGAAATTATTTAAGGCGAAGCTCTTAGCGTTAAGCTCGGTGAGCATCGCGTTAGATACCTCTTCCGGGATTAGCGGAGATGCATCAGTACGATTGGTCAATGCCATGGTTATACTCCTACAGCGAAAAGTTTTATTACTTTATTTGTGCTGCAGGGAGTCTCTAACGGCCAGCAGCAGCGCGTATAAGAGAGTCCATATCAGGAGTCTTCGTAGCGGCCTGACCGCGAACACCAGCATCAAAATTGACTGGTGATTTAAGGCTTTTTAGGCTAGCTGCGAAAGCTTCCGCATCCGCTTCTATTTCTTCTTTATTTGTGCCTTGTAGCCTATCTGCATGTGATAGCGGAATATTTTTACTTGCCGCTATCTCATACTTCAAATTCTTGGTCTTAGCAGAAGACAATTCGCTTTGTATAGCGTTTAATTCACTTTTAAGCTTAGCGTTCTCTTCCACTTTTTCTTTGGCCTTTACACGGAACCCTGCCGATTCATTACGCAGTTGCACTACGTAGTCCTCGGTGAATACTTTTCTCTCTTTTTCTTGTGTAGGCGCCTGGCCTGTTTCTGTGGATGCCTGACCCACGGGAGATGAGTTACTGTCGCTGTCTGATGCCTCCTGGGCAAAGCTTTCATTAGCTTCAGCTACTTTTTCACTCATAATCTAAAACTATATATTACGCTGCGGACAGAACAGTACTTTTGGGTAGGTTAGCGGTTCTATCCGGTAAATTACTTTTTGCTAACCCTTCCTTAATTTTCTGTGGGCTCCATCCTAACAATTCCCAACAATCTTCGTAGGACACTCCTAGGGAACTGTTCATTTTTACTGCTGCGTCAACGAGTTGCCCTAGATTTTTCTTCTCTGCATCTGCCCACACCGTTTCGATGAGTTGGTCTTCTTCCACCAACAAAGTCTTCTTTCCCATAGCACGGAAGCATAGGGAGATTGTTTGTTCCCAACCATCGCCGAAATACATTTGTTTACGTTCGCACTTTGAAACAAGTCCGGCGTCAGCAGCCCTCAACGCATCGGCTGACAGATTAGCCATTTTCCCCTTAAGGTAGTAGGCTGGCGTGCGTGTCAGCGCGGCTAAATGATCAATAGCCATCTCAATAGGCTCTAT